GAATACTGACGAGATTGCTTCAATCATAATGCTTCTCTTCTAGCATATACTCTTTAATGTCTTTCACTTGCTCATGCTCTATCATGTCTATGATGAGTTTCGTTAAATCGAGTTCTTTTGATAGATACCCAATGCGTTCTTGAATACGAATAAGTTCTTGAGTATAGTACTCTAGTTCTTTCTCTTTTCGTACCTTGCTTTCTATTACTTCATGAAGAAGAATTATCTTTTTTTCTTTCTGATGTTCCATTGAGATACTTCGGTATTGTTTCGTCTTCGAATATGCTATCAAATAGTTTCTTTGTGCGCTTTGCTACTGCTTTGCGCTTATTCTGTGTCTCTGCTTTGAGTAGTTTCATCCACTGCTTTGTGTATTTGCTCATTAAAGATATCCTTATACTTAACGCGAAATTCTGCTATTCTACGCTTTATATCCATTGTCTTTTTTTCAATGCTCAGATTAGTCTGTTCTGCGTAAGTCATAAATGCGTTGCTCTTCAGGCGATTGTGCGTATGTGATGTTCTGCATATAGCAATTGTGAGTTGGTTTATCACTCATCTGCTTTACCCAATCTAGTTCTTGAATACATCTATTGAACCATGCTCTATCATGCTCATCATGCGCTTTGTCTCGCTCTTCTGCGAGTTGTGTCATGCGTACATCGATATACTTCTGTTGCTTTGTCATGCTACTTCTTTCTATACTGTTCAGGAACTTTACCTGCGCCGACTGTTCTATCCCAGTCTCTTTGTGTGTATTTCGTAGACAACTGCTTCTGTGTCTCTAAAGGCGGCGTATCGCCTATTGCTGTATCGCACATCTGACAGCAATCATCTGTACCGCAATAGAGATGTTCAGTTTTGTTCTTGTCTTTTCCAGTGTTTGATGAATTCATAACTTCCGTCTTTCATTTGCTCTATACAGACAAATCCCTGCTGTTCTAAGAACTCTGTATACTTCTCTATTTCTGCTTTTGCTCTCATGCGAGTACCTACTTTGTATGAAATGTAGATAGTTGCAAGTGCGATTACTGTGTGTAAAATCGGATCCATTCTTATTCCTTCTCAACTAAGAATACTGAATTAACAATAATTCGTCTATCATTATTTATTGGATTGCTACTGCAATGCTTGTGATATGCATCGAATAATACCGCACGATTTGCTTTAGGTGTTACACTTCTATTATCTTCACCAAAGAAGAATGTATCACCGTCACTATCATGCAGATAGTATATGCAAGACATACCATTCTCTGCATCAGTATCGACATGTGGTGGATGAAAGCGTGGTGCGTCAGGCCATGGTGTGAGTAAATTCGCTTTAATACGCACAAAACTAGACGGAATATTAAACAGTCTTTCAGACTTATCTAATGCATTAATTGCAATATTGAAGAATTCTGGATACTTTTTTGCAAGTAAATTTTCTTCTACATTAACGTCAGGACTATCTGCATTTAAGTAAATAGGACGCACAAATTGAGGCGTATCTGCACCTTGTATTTTATCATCTACTGTTCCGGGCGCCCATCGCCACATAAAGTCATGCGCTGTGAGCAGTCTATTTAACACCTGATACTGGTCTTGCGGTAGCACATCATCAATTACTTCAATCATTTCACACCGTAGGGTCTGGATTATTCTTCTTATCTTGTACTGCTTTACGCTCTACTTGACACCACTTCTGCAAGTCGCTCATATGCTTTCTTGCTCTTGTGCCTGCTGACTTATTACCTTTCTCATAAAAGGTCTGTGTCTCTAATTTAATCATACGAACTAAATCATCTAGTTCAAAAATGCTATCTTGCCAATCACTCATCATCGTCTTCCTTTTTTGTAAATTGATTTGGTTGTACGTCAGTCAAAAGATTAGGAAATGCTTTACGCACAATCTCTCTAGTGACGTTAGGATATAGTTTGCTTATATCTTTATCTTTAGCGGCGCATACTAAGTCCGCTTCTTCCCAGTGTATTCCTTCTAGGATTTGTACGAAAACCATCTCTTTTCGCATCTTCGGTAGTGGGTCGCTTACGGCGCATCGTGCCAAGCGTCTACTCTCAGTGTACAATGAGGCGCTAGACATGCCCACAGGTTCTCTTGTGTCTCTTTTGAATGGTGGCACCCCTTCTGGTAGGTCAAGCACGATGTTCTTATCAAACGCTAGTGCTAAAATGTTGCGTAGAGGTCGTAGGTTATGCTGTTGTAGAATGCGAATTCGCTCGGCCTTGCTTGGTGCATCATTACATTCTTTCAAAATCTCAGGTATATGCTGTCTCATAATGTCTCCATGTTGTGCTTATGTCTTTATTTATAACATTTATTACATCAAGTACACTTCATCGCCAATGACCAATGCATCAGGCGAATATCTTTCAGTAAATGATAGTGCATCTGCTATGGTATGACACATTGGCGCGTCATGTGCATTTAGTGACGTATTTACAATAGCAGGTGGTTGACCGTATTGTTTTAATTTTCTCAGTAGTTCAGCATAAGGACCATCGTTCACTGTTTGATATCTTACAGTATTATCTACATGAATGACACCTGATAATTCGCTTTCACCTTCAGGTGTTGGTCTTGCGGTGTGTAACATGTATGGCGATTTAGTCTTTGTGTGTAACAGTCTAGACAAGTCTTCTTCTAATATAATGATGCCATATGGGCGCCACCATTCTCTATTCTTTAATTTACGTTCATTGAAATAATGTGCCGCATACTTTCTATTAGGAAGATATATCAAAGAGCGATTACCCAATGCTCTTGGACCAATGTGACTTTCTCCTTGACAGACCGTAATCACTTTACCTGCTATCAATAAATCAAATACCATTGATACTGCTTTTTCATTCATCATAGGTATGACTTCTGGTTGCCAGTTTGTAGTTGGACAATCAGGTGCTTCAATACCCATGAAATCTAGATATGCAAACATAGAACCTAGCGACATACCTTCATCGCCGATTGTAGGGGGTATCAACATATTAGGAAACTTATTATTCAGTGCTTCATTGATTACTACGTTGTGTGCTACACCACCACTATATACAAACTGTTCATCATCTTCACACCATTTGCTAAAAAATTCTTCTAACTTTTCAGATAATATTATCTGCCAAGTCTTCATCCAGTTTAGATGCCATTGCTGTACGAATGGCCAACCATCTTCATGTGTATGAACATAACTCATCGGATACTCATAACTATAATCTGTATTCTGTCTCTTATTTTCTTTAATCGCTGGTTCTGCAAACCCATATAACATCTTTTCACCATGGTCTGATTTTGACCAATAATTATGCTTATTCATTGCTTGACCAACAAAATCTTCAAATGAATATTGTCTCAAATGATTAGCATATGTCTCATTAAAGTGTCCATATGATATCAGACCCATTAAGTTGCCACTTCGGTCAGAGAAAGAGTTTGCATACTTTTCATCGTATTTTTGTCTACCTAGTAAATCTGCAGATGTTTCATAATACAAATCTCCTATAGACACCATATCCATTTGTGTGTATTTTTTCACACGTTTGTTACCTTCAAACACACTGATATGCACACCATAGTCTCCACAACCATCGATGATGATACCTTTGTTCTTTCTACCAAACATCCACTCTGCATTCATGTAGTGTGCAAAGTGATGCTCACATCTATAGTACTTCTTTGCACGATAGGGCAATGCATTGAACATAACATTAAATGTATGTTCAGGTATTTCTCTTATCCATTGTTCATTTTCATAATTCCAGTTAAGAGTTTTTTCATATTCAATACTTGCTATTTCTTCACCTATAGTAACTACAATAGCATCTAACTCTAAAGGAATATTCATACCTTGTAGGTCGTCTACTAACTTAGGAAAGTCCGACTTGTGGTAGTGATACTTCTTGATACCCTTTACACGCTCAAGATTTAGATAAGTTGCTTTGTCGCCATCGTAGTATGTCACGTTGGCGTCATGGTTGATAAGATGTAGTGCTAGTATTTTCATTAGAATTCTTCAATCACCTCAATAAGTAGTTTCATACGTTTAGCAATAAACAAGTCAAGCAGTTTCATCTTACTGCCTGTTATGGCACTATTTAGTTGCTCTAAAACATCTACTTTCATATGCTGTGGCGTTTGTTTTAAGTCTACAAGAATAGCATTCTCTTTGAAACGCTCGTAGTCGATAGGTGGGTTCTGCATGAACTCAGTCATCTTCTTCTTACTCATAGGTTTCTGACGACCACCTGTTACGAATACATCACCAGGAGACAAGATGTTTGGTACACCATCACCTCTATCACCCTTCAGAATATGTTCTAGCAAGTAACCTTGAGGGTCGTTGCACTTTATGAACTTTTTGAGTATAGGTGAGTACTGCTCAATATTTGCATATTCTTGAAGTTGCTGAAAGTCTTTGTCACCAGACAAAATAAGAATAGGGTCGCCCCCTAGTTGCTGACCATGCTCATGACAGATAGTGCCAATCACATCATCTGCTTCTGCATGTTCTACTTGAATGACTTTGTAAGGTGCATTCTCTCGTATCTCATCACGCACTTCATTCAATGCAGTGAAGATTTCATTCCAATCAAGAGGCGATTTCTCACGGTCGCCTTTACGACTTGCTTTGTAGTGTGGAAATACTTCTTTACGCCAGTAGTTCTTATCATCACAACAAATGACCATATCGCCATACTTGTTGCCGAACTTCTTTTTATACATACGCAGACTATTGAACACCATATGGCGCACAAGGTCTCGGTCGACAGATGGCGCACTTTGTAACTGCATCATCAAATTACTAATCATTACTTGGTTCAAGTCTACTAATATCATATTATTCTCACTATCATTGTTAAGTCTTATTATCGCACATTATTGTGCAAATGTCAAGACTAATCGTCTAAATCATCCTCAAATTCATCTAACATCAACTGCAGACCTACTTGCGATATCTCTCCTGCTCTGTTCTTGATTATATTGAACTTGCAGTATCTATCAACTAAGTCTTGCATATCATGATGTAAGTTACCCTGTCTCATAAGACAACTACGCAATGCTTCTAGTGCAAATGCATAGTCTTTAAGAAACTCAGGATCTTGTACATCTACACCATGAGCGGCAAACTCTTTAGCACCTGCCATTAGGATGCTTTCTGCAAGATAGTTACTCATGTCATATGCTTTTGCTTTCTGCATATCGTCAATCATGTTTGCGGCGGTCTCTGCTTCTTTTTGAGCATAGTACTGATTGATTTTCGGGAACTGTACAACATTAGTCTCGTTATCATTTTCATACATATCTGTATTTCCCTTTAACTAACACTTTACGAGATTTGGTCTGTTGCTCAATCTCTATGTGTCTACTATCTATGAGAGCAGAAATACGTCTACTGATAGCAACACCCACGTTCTTAGGTAGATATTCTTTATGCTCACTATCAGACAACTGATTACGAACTTCAGAAATGACTAGTCTTTTTTTCGCATACTTGAGACTATCCATTGCTTTGAAGATTTCTAAGTCGATGACACGATGTATGTCTGCCCGCTTAGGTTTGCGCGGTACAGGATCAGGCATAACCCACTTACGTCTACTACCTGAATTATCGTAGATTTTTCTACCATCTGGCATCAGTGTATGCGCTTCTTCAATAACTCTAAACACATATACTTTCGTGCCATCTTCACGCTGGCGAATGAACTTCTGTTCATACTTTGCGGATACACGCTTGCCATGTTCTTTATCATGCTCGGCAAGGCGTTGCAAGAAGGTAGGAACTTGTAATTCGTCTTTCTTCTTGCTTTTCGCCATTACTTATCTCCGTATGCTTCAAAGAATGCAATCTTCACACTATCGACACGAAAACTGCGCCATGCTTCTTTTTCTAAGTCCCAACATTTGACGACTTCTTTATTGACATCTTTCGCTTGATTAGTCTTCACAGTTTCGAACTGTGGCATCATGTTTTCATTTAGTGTGCATTTCATCTTACGCTCAGTGCCGTCTTTCTTTGTAAACGTCACACGCACAACACCATCATGCAAGTCTTTCATAA